AAAATCAGAATTTGCATCATACTTGCTACCAGCATGGATGGTGGGCCGTGATCCAAAGCTCAAGATCATTCAAGCAACGCACACAGGTGAACTCGCAATAAGATTTGGTCGTAAAGCAAAAAATCTAATCGACAGTGAGGATTATACAAAAATTTTTCAAACAAGATTACAAGAGGACAGTAAAGCAGCAGGACGTTGGGAGACAGCACAAGGTGGTGAATATTTCGCAGCTGGTGTTGGTGGTGCGATAACAGGTAGAGGAGCGGACCTACTGATCATTGACGATCCACACTCAGAGCAAGATGCACTAAGCCCTACAGCAATGGAGTCAGCCTACGAATGGTATACATCAGGTCCACGTCAGCGTTTACAACCAGGCGGTAAGATTGTTTTGGTTATGACTCGTTGGTCACAAAAAGATTTAACAGGTAAGTTACTCGCGAACCAAAAAGAAGCGAAAGCTGATCAATGGCACGTGGTTGAGTTTCCAGCAATCATGGACCATGGATCAAGTGACGCCAAACCTGTTTGGCCTGAGTATTGGAAACTAGATGAATTAGAAAAGGTTCAAGCAACACTGCCCACGGGCAAATGGAATGCACAGTGGATGCAAAATCCAACAGCTGAAGAAGGAGCTATACTAAAACGTGAGTGGTGGCGGATCTGGGAACACGAACATATTCCAACACTACATCATGTAATACAATCTTATGATACAGCTTTTTTAAAAAAAGAAACAGCCGACTACAGTGCGATAACGACATGGGGTATATTTTATCCTGATGAGGACTCAGGAGCTAATTTAATGCTACTGGACGCGATTAAGGGACGATATGAGTTTCCAGAACTAAGACGTCTTGCGTTAGAACAGTATGAATACTGGAAGCCTGAATCTGTGATTGTAGAGGCGAAAGCTAGTGGTTTGCCATTAACATACGAACTAAGAAAGATGGATATACCGGTAATGAACTTCACCCCATCAAAAGGAAACGACAAGCATGCTCGTGTGAATTCTGTTGCACCTCTGTTCGAATCTGGTATGATATGGTGTCCTGAACAAAAGTTCGCGGATGACGTCATGGAAGAATGCGCAGCTTTCCCATATGGCGATCATGATGACTTGGTTGATAGCACAACTCAAGCCCTTATGCGATTCAGACAAGGTGGATTAATAGACCACCCTGAAGATTATGTGGATGAAAAGGCAGAGAAACCTAAAAGGATTTATTATTAATGTTTAAGAGACAAAAATTTGCAGTAGCAGGAGTGGTGACAAAAGCAGCAGCCAAAGCTGCAGAAAAAATCAAAAAAATTAACAAAAAAGACATGGAAAAATTTGGAGCTAGTTATTCTAAAATGAAAAGAATGTTAGAGAAGATGAACCAGCCAGCTGTTAATGCATATAAGAAAACAATAAAACAAATTAAATCAAGAATTACAAAAGGTAAATCTAAAGAAGATATGAAAGACATGCAGGATGCTGCAGATGTTCTTAACAGAAAATTATTTAGAGGTTCTAAAGATCTTGTAAAAAGATACGAGAGCCTGCCAGATGTTAGATCAAGATTTAGAGGTGCACCAGGACGTCAAAGAAAATTAGTTAGAGGTGTTACTAATCCTATGAAGAGAGCAGAGATTCTACAAAAAGATAGATTAGAAAGGTTTAAAAAAGAAGGTTTGCCAGAAATGAAAAAATACAAACCAAGAAAGTTTAGAGGAGACTAATGGCTATAAGATTTGGAATGACAGTAGCTCAAATCATCGGTCAATTGACTAGAGGCTTTATAAAAGCTATGGGTAGAAACCCAGACGGTCTTGAAAAAATAAAAATTCAACAAGAAGCAGTTCGAAGATTTAAAGACATGAACAAAGTTGTCGACATGGAAGGCAACGTTTTAGATCCAAGCAAACCTATCATGGGTGGTACACAAGAAGGTGCTGCTCTTCGATCAGGAATTATGAGAGCAACAGGTCAAGGTCCTAGAAAAATCACAGAAGACACAGGAAAGGGTTTTATAGATTTTGTAAGAAGAACAGATCCAAAGGGTGCAGATAAACTACAAAAGGTAGAAGATGAAATTAAAGCTGCAATAGAAGCTGCAAATAAAAGGGCTGCAAAAAATTTAAAAGACAAAAAGAAAAAATTAGATGACCCAGAAGAAAAAGCAATGGGTGGTCGTATTGGTTTTAAAAAAGGTATGGACAGAAGAACGTTTATGAAAATTATGGGTGGTCTTGCATCAATACCTGTTCTTGGTAAATTTTTTAAAGGCACAGAAGTTGCAGCGCCTGTAGTGGAAAAAGTAGTTGAAACATCAAAAGGCGTACCACCATATTTTTTTAGTTTAGTAAATAAAATTAAATCATTAGGTGAACCAAGAAGAACTCCAAGTTACAAAGAAAGAGTTAATGAATATCAGTACACAGGTAAAGATGGTATTGAATATGAATTAATAGAGGATTTAGATACAGGTGAAATTATAATTCAAAAAGATAAAATAGGCGGAGCAAACTTTGGTGATGAAAGTTATGAAGTTATACAAGACAGAACTGAAATGCGTTACAAAAAAGGCCAAGCTGATGAAAATACAAAGGGCACACCAGCTGATGAGTATGATGAATACAAAGTTGAATTTGATCAAGATGGCACAGCGGCAGATGCAACCGAAATTGATGAGTTGTCTAGAAAAGAAATTATTGAAGAAGTTACAGATGAAGCACCCTCTATTAAAAAAGCTGGGGGCGGACTTGCCTACATGTTAGGAGAGTAATGAAGTTTGGTCCTAAAGAAACTAAAGAGTTAAATCAATTTTTAAAAACTGGCAGAAACAGAAAGAGAGAGTTTCTAGGTGGTGATGTGACTTTTGCATCTGATATGGCACGACCAGAGCCTAAGAGAGAAGTTGTAGAGATAGATGCATTTAACAGATTTAATAGACTTTATGGAAAAGCTGATGGTGGTCGTATTGGTCTATCACAAGGGATATCTCCAAAAGTTCAAGAGGCTTTAGATTTAATTACACCAGTTAGACAAAAATATATTAAGTTAAAAGAAGCACAAATTAATGATCCTAAAGGTGGAACCTTAAAGAATTTTCCAAACTATGAAAATTTTTTAATTAGAGAAATAGACTCTGTTAAAAATACAGCAGATGCTAAAAAATTAATATCAAGAACACAATATTATTTAGATCCTCCCGAAAAACTTTCTACCTCTAGAAAAAAGTTATTAGATAATTTAATTAAAATAGAAAATGAAATGCCTGGTAGAGCGACTCCTGGATATAAATTAGCATTACAGGCTGGTTACGTATTTAAAAAAACAACAAGCGGATCTAAAACCACAACTGCACCACCAGGATCTTTTAAAAATTTATTAACAGTAAATGATAAAAAAATAAATAGAATTGATGAAGTTATAAGACAGCTTGACAGTGGTCAATTAACCATAGATGATATTCTTAAAGAGGGTAGTTTAACAAGATATATTAACAAACCTTTTGGTTTTAAAGATCCTGAAAGTTTTAATATTTTAATAAGAAAAAATAAAAAATATGCTGACAGATTAGATGAATTTAAATTATTAAATAATGTTTCTTTTTTAAATAAATATAAAGGTAGAGGTATTTTAGCAGCAGATGCCTCAAATGTTTTTGAACAAGCTAGAACAGGAGGTAAAAATTTTTCACAAGTTGCTCAAAGCGGTCCTGTTAAAAAAATATTAGATTTTGCTGATAGACATATTAAAAGAGATGGGAAACTAGTTAGAAGAATAGACGACAATACTTTTGTTTATAACAATAAAATTTTTAGCACCACACCTGATTCGGTTGATCAAAAAGTTTTAAATAAATTAGGCTTAAAAAATAAAAAAATTATTGATCTAGTTGTGGATGGTTCAAAGCAACCAGAATTTAAAGAAATATTTAATGCTTTTGATAAGGTTAGAGAATATGAAACCATGGAAGGAACACACCCTGTCACTGGAAGAAAAACACCTTTAACAAAATTATTACAAGAAGCAGATTACATAGCAGGGGGAAGAGACAGGTTAGCAGCTAAAAATATATTTAGCAGAACCCCTTTTGAAATAGATCATTTTGGATCTGTAAAAGATGATCCTTTTAAAAATATTAGAATAATACCTAGAACAATTAATCAGGCTGCCGGACAATTTCAAAGAGGTGTTTCTACTTTTAAAGATATAAAACAAGCTGAGGATTTCATTGGTTATAATTTTACAGGAGACCCTCTTCAAAGTATTAATAATTATATTAATACTGAAATAACAAGAGGACAAGATCCAAACTATACAGGTCGTGCAACTAAAATATTTTCTGCAAAAACAAAAGCAATAGACAAAGCTTTAACGGAGGCAGGACAAATGGGAACTAGAGGAGGTCAGATATTAACTTCAACCTTTCCTGAAGGTGTTTTTACAGATCAATTGTCTGGCACAAGGGATAAAAGATTTCAAGAATCATTTACAGATGTTCCAATTTTACAAAGAACGACTGGTGATAAATTGACTATAGGTTCAAGACCTGTTACAGAAAAAGAAATTATTTCTGTTGCTGAAAGAGATGCCATGGCAAAAAAATTAAAAGATAGATTGTTAAATTTAGATTTAGGTTTTTTACCTAAAAAATTATCAACTCCTTTAGAAGTTGGTCAAAAAATTATTAGAGGTATTACAAAAAAAGATGGCGGTAGAATTCCCTTTCGTTATGGTAAACTTGCTAAGTTGTCTGCTAAAAGAGGATTATATGGTGCTTTTACACCAACAGGTTTAACTACACTTTTTACTCCAGATTTAGATTTAACCAAAGCTGAAAATAGAATTACTTTAGCTGCAGAAGCAGCTTTTGCTCCTGAACTTGTTAAGGCAAGTATCGGTGCAACAAAAGGAATGAAAGATAGAAAAAAACAAAAATCAATTCAACGACTTTTAAATTTATTTTTAAAAACTCCAACAGCTTTAAAATATGCAAGAATAGCATCACCGCTTGGTATTGCATCATTAGGTGCAGAAGGTTTGTATCAAGCAGGTAAGTTTACTAAAAGAAGAATAAATGAACTAAGATCCATGACACCAGAGCAAAGAGAAGAATTAAGAAGACAAGGAGAGGCACAAGCATTTAGTGAATTTGCAGCAGCAGGAGGCGGCATTGCAAAATTAGCAGGTGATCCATCAGGTGCACCACCAGAAAGAGGACCAAACCCACAAGGGTTGCCAGGTCTGTTAAAACGTGTTAAGAAACAATAGGAGTATTAAATGGCAGATATAGATAAAGGACTCCCGAACACTAGAACTAAAATTGATATCCCTTCAGAAGAAGAGATAGCAGAAGAAGTTTCCGTTCAGGAACCAGAACCCGAAAAGGGACCAATAGAAGTTATACCAGAAGAAGACGGTGGTGTAACATTAGACTTTGAACCAGGATCAATCAACGTACCTGGAACTGAATCACACTTTGATAACTTAGCAGATCTTTTACCTGACGATGTTTTAGAACCGATTGGAAACGACATGGTTCAAAACTACATGGACTACAAAGCATCAAGAAAAGAGTGGGAACAATCTTATACAACCGGTTTAGATCTTTTAGGATTTAAATACGAAAACAGAACAGAACCTTTTCAAGGAGCTTCAGGTGCAACGCATCCTGTGATGGCAGAAGCAGTTACACAATTCCAAGCACAAGCATACAAAGAATTATTACCAGCAGATGGTCCTGTAAGAACACAAATCATTGGCACGAAAACTCCTGCAACAGAACAACAAGCAGATCGTGTTAAAGATTTTATGAATTATTTAATTATGGATCAGATGAAAGAATACGAAGCAGAGTTTGATTCTATGTTATTTCATTTACCACTTGCAGGTTCAACATTTAAAAAAGTTTACTATGATGTAAATATGGGACGAGCTGTATCAAAGTTTGTTCCAGCAGATGAATTAATCGTTCCGTACACGGCTACCTCATTAGACGATGCGGAGGCGATTATTCATAAAATTAAAATATCAGAAAACGATTTAAGAAAACAACAAGTCAGTGGTTTCTACGTTGACATTGAGTTAGGACCTCCAGGTGCAGACCCGGATAATGAACTTGAGAAAAAAGAACGTGAGTTAGATGGCACAAAGAAAACAGGTAAGAACGAATCTGTTTATACTCTGTTAGAGTGTCATGTTAATTTAGACTTAGAAGGTTTCGAAGAAGTCGGTGCAGATGGACAACCGACAGGAATAAAATTACCTTACGTCGTAACAGTCGAAGAAGGTAGTAGGAAAGTTCTTTCGATTAGAAGGAACTATGCGCCCAATGATCTAAAGAAAAATAAAATCCAATACTTCGTCCACTTTAAATTTCTGCCAGGACTAGGATTTTATGGCTTTAAACAAAGAGGAGTTAGGGTTAGAGACGAAGCGTCTCCAATACAACCTGGTGAGTTTAAGGATGTCGACGCACCAGGAGGATCTCTAAGAGACGCTTTCTTTCCTTTACCTTACAAAGAGCCATCTCAAACATTATTAAACTTATTAGGTATTGTTGTTAATGCAGGTCAAAGATTTGCAGCGATAGCTGATATGCAAGTTGGTGATGGTAACCAAGGTGCAGCTGTAGGAACTACAATCGCTCTTCTTGAAAGAGGATCACGAGTTATGTCTGCAATACATAAAAGATGTTATGCAGCAATGAAGAAAGAATTTAAATTATTAGCAACAGTTGTTTCACAATACCTGCCACCAGAGTATCCGTATGACGTGGTCGGTGGACAAAGAAACATAAAGCAAGCTGACTTTGATGATAGAGTAGATGTAATACCAGTTGCAGATCCAAATATATTTTCTATGTCTCAAAGAATTACACTTGCACAAACACAATTACAAATTGCAACATCAAATCCACAAGCTCACAACATGTATCAAGTATATCGAAGTATGTATGAAGCAATTGGTGTAAAAAATATTGATGCAGTTCTTCCACCACCTGCACCAACAATGCCGATGGACCCAAGTTTAGAACATATTAACGCTCTAGCTGGTAAACCTTTTCAAGCTTTTCCTGGACAAGATCACAGAGCACACATTACAGCTCACTTAAACTTTATGTCAACAAACATAGTTAGAAATAATCCTGCAGTTATGGCTTCAATACAAAAAAATATTTTAGAACACATAAGTTTAATGGCTCAAGAACAAGTTCAGTTAGAGTTTAGAGAGCAAATGCAACAAATGATGATGCTACAACAACAAGCAGCGATGAATCCACAAGCTCAACAACAGCTTCAAGCGATAACAAATGAGATTGAAGCACGAAAATCAGTGTTGATTGCAGAGATGACAGAAGAATTTATGCAAGAAGAGAAGAAAATTACGTCTCAGTTTGATTCTGACCCTCTTTTAAAACTAAAATCACGTGAAGTTGACCTTCGAGCGATGGAAAATGAGCGTAAAAAACAAAATGATCAGGCAACACAAGATTTAAACAGAGCAAAATTGATGCAAGCGCAAGATTTAGCTGAAGATAAGATGGAACAGAACGAAGATTTAGCAAAATTACGTGCTGGAGTCAGTCTTGCGAAGACGGGTGTACAACAAGCGCAAGTTGTGATAGATGAAGATTAATAAAAGGAGCAAAAAATGCAAAAACTAGACAAAATAAAGGATGTTAAAGTTGCAGATCAACAGATCGAAGTCGATCCAAGATCAAAAACAACTTATAACAACGCTGTAAACTACATTGCTACTGGAAAACCTGAATTAGAAGTTCAA